GACGGATCCAGCACCGACGGCGCCATAGGTGGTGCCATACGAGGCGGTCGAGAAGGCCAGGAACTTGACGGGCTGGGCCAGAGCCAGCTCCTGCATCGTCTGGGAGCCCAGAACGATCGTGCGCTGTACCTGGGTGATCAGCAGGTCCTGGGGCGTGTTGGCGAAGTAATCGCGCTCCGTCTGGTCGAGGTACGTGAAGTTGGCCCAGCAGATGTACTGCAGGGCGTTGTAGTTGGCGGCTTTGGCGGCGCCGTCGAAGTTGGTCACGGCCGCCAGGTTGGTCGACCAGGTGATGCGCATCTCCACGTCGTGGAACTGCAGAGCAACCAGGGGCAGGGACACGGACCAGTCCTTGTTGAAGAAAAACTTGAGTGGGTAAAAGCCGGCGATTGAGTTATTCGCATACAGGTTGTTGCCGGCATTGCCGATCAGCAGACGCTGGCTGTAGTTCTGGGCGCCGACGACTGGCTCGATCTGGGTCGAGTAAACGACATCCTGGGTGTCGATAACCTGGCCGCCGATCATGAACTCCACCTTGTCGATGACGTTCGACCAGTTGGTGACGGACACCAGGGAACCGTTACCGTCACGAGCCGTCAGGTACACGTAGTTGAGCAGGTCACCCTTCTTCTCGAAACGGATGGTGGAGATACCGCCGGCGATGGGGGCGCCCTGGATCACCTGACGCTCCACTGAGCTGGCGTAGTGGGTATAACGCCGGTAGTTGGAGCGGAAAAAGGAAACCTCGGGCTTGCCCGTCAGCCAAGCGTCCTGAGCACCAGTTGCGACAAGTTGAACGATACCACCGCTCATTTTACAATTGGTCTAGATTATTTTACACCGCTGACAACGGCGGGAGGGCGATCGGATTTTTCTCGAGCTGCTGGATGGCCACGTCGAGGCACTTTGACGAAGCCAAGGGATTGAGGTTGTCCTTTTTCTCAACAAATCTGTAAAACTCTGGGCCCAGATAGTTCTGGAACCGGGCACCGTTCATGTGAGAGACGGGCACCGGCTTGGACTCGGATCGGAGGTTCGTCATGGCGCCCACCTGGTTGACCGGGTCATTACGGACGTTCATCCCGCCGGCGTTTCCTGCGCGATCTGGGTTGGAGCGGTTGTCGCTCACGCGCGTCAGGGACTTGTTGGTGTAAGCACCGGCTGAGCCACCCTCGGCATACGGCTGAGATACGTTGTACTGTGCTGGACCCATGGACAGCGTGTCATTGCGCGTCGTCTGCTCGTCACGAATGGTGCTCCGGGCCGTCTTGAGAAACTCTGGCCGACCCTCGGCACCGGTGACGGGGCCGCCCTGACCCTGGGCACGACCCTGGGCGGGATCACGGTGCCACGCCTTGGTGTCCTTGGCCTGATGAGTAACCTCACCGATGCCACCGGCGCCACCGCTCTTGACGAAATAAGCAGCTGGACCGTTGCGACCCTCGAGCGTCGTGAGGCGCTCCTCATTGATGTTGTTGGGCAACACACGGAAGTACTGGTGGAAACCACCGGCCGCATCCACGTTGGAGTCGACACCCAGACCTGGACCGACACGACGGCGCTCGATTGGCTGGAGGTTGTTCATCTTGTTCGTCACATACTGGCGATTAGACAGGTCATAAACGGGCTGACCGAATGGAGAGCGACCCGCGGTTGGCACGGTGTCCTGAAGATTCTCCACCGCATGCTTTGGCTCGAGGCGCCAGTCGCCGATGCGACGTCCGAGATTGGGCGTCATGACGCGCAGATCAAAGGCGTCCTTGGAGTGATCACGAGCATTCGCAGCGAGGTCGATGTCACGACGGGTAATTGGCCGAGTGGTTGGCAGTGGTTTGCGTCCCTGGGGCTCTTCCTGGCCATCCGAGAGACGCTTACCGGCAAACACAAGACCGACGACGGCGGCCAAACTCAAAGGGTCCATCGCTAGTTATGTTTAGGTACTATTTTTTTTACTTCTTTGAGCTGTGGTAACGCTGAACAAAACGATTATTCTGGTCATCGGCATACGTGCTGATAGGATCCCAAGACATGACACGCTGTGGGATGGTCACGTAGCTATTGGGGAAGTCGTATGACTGCTCGGACCAGCCCTTTTTCCACGCCGTGGTCGTCTGCTCACGCAGGTACGAACTGGCGTCGGCCAGGTCTGCGAGAACGACGGTCGCCGGCCCCATGTGAACGTTGGGCTGGAGAATAACGGGAGCCGCATCAAGACGTGGCATTCTTAATTTTAGTTGCGAAAAAAACCAGGCTTACCGACCGTTGCCTCCGCGCATCTGCGTACGCTCTGGGAAATGGAACTGAGAATTATCTGGATCGCACGCCCGACCGCCCTGGTCCTTGCACATGGGGGCAAACTGCTTGCCGTATGCGGCGGTTGCGAAAGCGTTCTGGTCGTTGGGAATCGTCGAAGATGCCGTAGTGTAAAAGTTGCGCTCGGCATCGCGAACGCGCTCGAAAGGGTGTATGGTGCTCCACGCCGCCTGGACGTCGGCGCGGACGCTGGGGTACCAAGCCGCTGGTGGGCGGTCTGGATTTTCGGTGTATTCGCTCATCAACACGTTGCCCATAGGGTTGGTGACGGACGGAAGCGTCACCTCGTCGCGCAAAAGGCTGGGGGAGCGACCATCACCGTAGGCTGGGCGAAGGAGGCCGTCCGAAATGAGATTCGAGCTCCACATGTAATAAAGAACACCGAACGCCAGTGCGCCTAGTGCAAAAATGCGAGGGTCGCGGTTGATAAGGTAAACTATGATTGTCGCATAAAGAATGAAACGGGTCGTCGCCATGACCCGCTCCTTTGCCGACTGCTTTGCAGTTGGCCAGAAATTCATAAGCTCACTGGTCTTGAAAATATCCTTCACGTCCATCTGTTATTCACCGAGAAATCTTTTTCGTGGGCTTCTGTTTCTTCTTGGGCGTCTGCCGGGGGGCTGGAGCGCCTACGCCACCCAGCATCGCGGCGAAAGGGTTCGCACCGCCACCACCGCCGCCGAGCATCTGGGACAACATGCTGTTCATACCCGCCATGAGAGAAGCCTCGTCAACCTGACCATCTGGACTCTTTTTCATATTTTTCGCACAATTCTCCGCGGCCGCCTCGATCATGCTCAGCGTCTCTGGGGGGAACATGTTGATGGTGGTGCCGAGCATGTACAGAGTCTGGAAGTACTGCCAGATGGCCGCCTTGGTCCCGTCGGTGCACTCCGCAGTCTTCCAAATCTCGTGAAGGTTCAGGTTGACCGCAACCGTATTGGTGTCGCAAAAGAACGCGGCGTCCTTGGCCATCATCTGATTCGTCCATGGGGTGATGTCACGCATAAATTTATCAAAAGATTCGCGCGTTCCGGGAGGGGCGGCCTGGGCCTCCTTGATTTTAGGCTCGTCGGGGAAGGTCTGCGCGAGTTCACCGAGGAACTGACCCAACATCTCATTGAACGCTGAGAGGGTGGTCATTTACATTTAAAATAGAACGTTTTCCTTAAGTTAGAATGGTTCTCTCATTAATGGCTCGTGGGACCCCTGCCCTTGGCTGATAATAAAGTAAACCAAAAGACCGACCAAGAAAGCATTCTTGAAATAGTCCGAGTTTTTCACCTTGCCCTCGTTGTTCATCTTCGCCTTGACGAACACGTAAGCCATGACCGCCGCTGCTGCGATGATGGCTGCACTAAAAGGCTCTTTGAAGTAGTGCTCCATCTAGTACTTTACAACATCTTATTTAATAGATTTACACGCCAATCTTCTGAATCTTCATAGGGGCGTCGTCGAAGAGCGTCTGTTCTGGGAGGGCCGGAGTGCCTCCCGGTGTGGCGCCGGGCACTTCTGGCGGCGTGAGGCCATCGGAAGCAGTTACCATGTTGTCCACGCCCCCTGGAGTCTTGCCAATCTCCATGCCGTTGCCACCTCCTCCGCTCGTTCCCGCTACATCGTCTGAAGTGGGCATAGCCTGCATTTCATCAATATCTGGAACGTCATCGTCGCCGTCCTGCTCGGGATCCTCCTCGTCTTGATTCATGTCCAGGTCCGCCCCCGCCTCGGGCATGGGAAGGTACGTGTTCAGAATCTCGGCCGTCGGCACGAGATCCTCGATGACGAGGCAGATGTGCTTGTGAAAGCGCTTGTTGAGATCCTCGTCGCGCTCAGACTCGCTGTTGTTCTCGCTGATGATGAAAGGGCTCTCGTACAGGTCCTTGGCGCAGGCCTCGTAGCACCGCTGGACGAACACGTCGTTCGCCGGGAGCTTGATGCTGATCTTCTTGGACTTGCGGTCGGTTCTGATGGCGCTCAGAATCTTGACGTGAATCACAAACACGGCCGCGAGGAGGTTCGGGAACAGAGATTGGTTCTTCATGATCGCCTCTGTATTTTTGAGTGAAATTGAAGAGTTCCACGTCTTGACGCCACGCAGAAGCTCCTGGAAGACCCGCGTCGTGTTCTTGCCCTGGGACTCCTTCTTGGCCTCGAGCCAAATCTCCCAAAAGGCCTCGATCATCACGGGGATCATGGCATCGCACAGTTTCTTGGTGAAGCGGCGCTCGGACTCGTTGAGGATATCCATCGTTAATACATTCGAAGAATTATTAACTGCGAAGCGGACGCGATACTACTTCTTAATTATCCTCAACTTCTGTGCCGTCTTTTGAAGGTTCACGAGGCTCGGCAAGAACACGCCAGGATCAGCCTCCTCTTGCTCCTCTTCGGAGCGCTCGCTTGTCTTTCGCCATGTCACTTTGAGGTCCAGGGGTCCCACGAGTTCGACTTTGTAGCCTAGGCGTCCCAACTGCCGTGACATGTAGACGACCGTAACCGCCAGGTCGTATTTGGGGTATCCGACCAAAAACGAAGGGATGGTCAGGATCGCCTCTTTTCTACCCAGTTCTACAGAGTGTTTAATTTTCCTGGAAAATTGTTCAAGCAAAGCTTTATAGTATTCCTTTTTCGCAGCCCCCTTTTTCTTTTCGGCCGCCATCATTTCTTTGGCGGAAGCAATTTCCATCTATAATTCACTTTTAATAAGATGGGGACGGCCCTGGCGCGGGTGACCCGCTCGCCAGTTCACGGGGAGTGCCGATCAGGCCGCCGGGCGTACCCTTGTTCGCCTTGAGAGCATCCTTCAGCTGCTGATCGAGATTCGACTCTATGACGTCATACGACTGGTACTTGTCGGGTTTGTAGCCTGGGTTGGCAGAATCACCGGTGACGGCCGTCTCGGTTTGGCTCAGAATCTGAACGGAACCATCCGTCCCGACATTCGCACTGACGTCGTATTGGGTACCAAAATAACCCTCGGTGTTGAAGAACATGAACCGAGCGTCATATTTACCCTCACCCCGGCTCTTGATGTAGAGGGTTTCCAGGGGGTAAGTTGCGGGAAGCCGCTTCTGGACCTGCTCGATGATGACCTGTGTAACGTCAGGGGACACGGGGGCGTCGCTGGGACCGAGGGACGAAGGACTCGCCTCGGCGGAGTAACCAGCCCCCTGTCGGCCGTTCCAAATTAGAAAAAGAATTAACGCAACCAGCAACAGTATGATCAGGTCCTTCATTACCATTTACTGCGAAAAAATATTGATTGAAAAAAACTCTGTAAATTTAAATGGCCTTACTGGTCTACTCTGATAAATGCAAATGGTCTCAAGATATTCTATTGTACATCAAGACACAGCCGGCCCTCCTTGAGATTGTTAGATTTTGGAATGTAAATGATCAGGGTATACCGTCCAAGAAAGTCACTCGCGTCCCGACCCTCGTCACAAATGACGGAAAGATGCTGGTGGGCAAAGAGGTTCAGGCGTGGCTGGAGTCCATGGTGCCGTGCGACTTTGAGTCGTGGGAAAATGGCGCAGGAGCCAACCTCGACGGAACAGACAATCCAGATATGTTCGAGATAGAACGTTACGGAGAATCCCTGCAGCCCCGCCTGACTCCCGAACTTGAAGCGCGGATCGGTGGCGACGTCCAGGACGCCTTCCAGAACGTGGGACAGCGTTAAAGAATTGCCACCCCTTGAAAACAAGAATGCATCTGAAGACGATTCAGGCTTCGGCCCTGAAGTCGGTCTTCGAGGTGCTCAAGGATATCATCAACGACGTCAATGTGTATTTCACAGCCACTGGAATCCACATTTTGACCCTGGATACAGCGCGCGTCACACTCGTGCATATGAACTTGGCGGCCGACAACTTTGAGGAGTACGAGTGCGCGACTGATGTCACCGCCGGACTCAACATGTCCAACGTCTACAAACTGCTCAAGAGCGTTTCGGGGCAGGACACGCTCGACATTCAAATCGATGGCCGAGACTATATGAATCTTGTGATTGATAATCCAATCAAAAAGTCGGCGACGAAATTTCGTTTGAAATTGCTGGACATTAACGAGGACATTATCGAGTTTCCGGACATCCACATGAATGTCGTGACGACTTTGCCGTCCGTCGACTTCCAGCGCATCACCCGTGACATGGGTAACCTGGCGGTCGAGATGGACATCATTCGGGAGGATCAGAAGTTGATCCTGAGCTGCAAGGGTGACTTTGCAGACCAGATGACGAGCATCGAGTTCCCGGACCCTCCAGTCAAGCGCACGGGCAACACCTTCAGCCTCAAGTACATCAATCTGTTCACCAAGGCGACCAATATGTGCTCGAGCGTCCAGCTCATGCAGGACTCTGAAAATGAGAACATGCCAATCATCTTCAGATATACGATTGCTAATTTAGGAGATCTGAAGTTCTATTTAGCACCTAAAATTGATCCTTAAAAATTAACGTCAATTATCAGAGATGGAGGCTAGGTTTAATACAAGAGTCCAAGAGTGCACGTCTCAAGATGAACTGGCCGAGTACCTACTGGACTGTGTTAACATAATAAAGGACTACACAGCCGAGGCTTCAGAAGAGGTGAGTACTAAGCAGTTGCTTAATTTAAAGGTGTCGAGTCGAAAGGGTGTGCAAAGGCAGGACATTTACAAAAGGTACATGAACGAGGTTGAAGGCCAATTCGACTCGTGTTCGAAGGGTCAAGATGACCACCTGAAACCGTGCAAGGGGTGTGGTGCCATGTATACACGCGTTTTTGACGAGGTGTTGAGCGAGGAGGCCTGTTCAAAGTGCGGGATGATTGAATACATTCTAGGAAACGAGATGGGGTTCAAGGAGGAACAAGAGATGGAGAAGAACGTCGTGTATTCTTACAAGCGTGAGAATCACTTTAACGAGTGGATAAGTCAGTTTCAGGCGAAAGAGTCGACGAGTGTACCGGACATTGTTGTTGACCAATTAAGATCAGAATTCAAAAAGCAAAAGATCAAAGATCTATCTGAAATTACTCACGAAAAGGTTAAGAATTTGTTAAAGAAACTTAATTACGCCAAATACTATGAACATGTACCCTATATCGCGACTATTCTAAACGGCATCCAGCCACCTACAATGCCACAGGCACTCGAGGATAAGCTCCGGCTTATGTTCCACAAGATACAAGCTCCTTTTGAGAAACATAAACCAGCTAATAGAAAGAATTTTTTGAGTTACAGTTTTGTATTGTACAAAATGGTGGAACTTTTAGGACACGATGAATACCTACCGTGTTTCCCATTGCTCAAGTCTAAAGAGAAGCTCTACATACAGGACCAAATTTGGAAGAAAATTTGCGATGAATTACAATGGGAATTTATAAAAACGTGAATTAACAATCAATCTGGTCCAGGGTCGGCGTGACGGGTTTGTCGCGCGCGATGGTTTCAAACTCAAGAGGTCCCCTCTTGTCTGGGAAGTTGATGAGGTAGCCCTCATTTAAATCCAAAAGCTGGAGGTAATTCTGGGTCTGAATTCGGTAGCCGTCTGAAAGACGCCCAACCGACTTGAGCTCTATCACCGCCTTGCGATCTACGATGAGGTCGGCTCGGACGTGGCCGACGTTCTGACCTGCGTAATACACGGGCACTATGCGCTCGGTCTCATAGTACAAACCAAGCGAGCGCAGGGCCACCTCAAAGGCGCAGTGGTACACAGACTCGCTGTAGCCCGGTCCCAGCGATGCCCAAATGTCATCTGCGGTTTTGCGGAGCACAAACTCCATGACCCCTGTTTGGAAAGGAATGTTATCCTTTAGAAGGGATGTTCTGGATAGGACACTTGGTGACGTCACGACTTTACTTTGGAGTGTTGGGATTGGAAGATGCCTTTTGGGCGATAGCCCCTGACCTGCCCATGGCACTTTTTTTGTCACCCGGGGGGGCGTTCGTGGATCCGAACACGCCTTGGCGGGAGATAAAAAACTGGTACTCATACAACTGGTTTTATAAGTTGCCACACTCTTTATGGTTTCTATTTTTGATTCGAAATTCAAGATATAGAAAAATTTATATGTTCCATATCCTCATGGACTTGTTGAGTCACACGGGTGAGTGGTCTATTGAACCTTTTTATCCTATGGGTCCGGCGATCCACGGGATTTGGGATCCTGTTGTGTGGGTATAGTTTACATGTTCTGTTGCATAGTTTTAGTAACAATTCCCTTGTTATTAGCCGCAACAGTTCTAGAATTTAACATTTTATTAGCGTTTGAAATTTTATATTTAGAACCAAATAAACTAGGTTCTTTTCGTAATGTTTTGGCGTACTCGTCTTGGAGTTTTTGAACGTAAATACCAATCGGGCTTTTCGGATCCACACCCATCTGCCCTGTAGTATAAACGAGTTCCAGTACCCGCATGTCCATTGGCGTCACAGGCATTTATAATCTAAAAATATTTTAATATCAAGCGAATAATCTCATTACCCAATTGAGTTTAGCCAACACAGCCAACACAGCCGTCCATACTCCGGCAAACACTATACGAATTCTTTCCGTATTTGACATGAGTTGCGTTCCTATCTGTCCCCATACTGCAGCGACTAATGCACGAACAGGGGCCAAGTACGTTCCGGCCATGACGCACGTCTTTGGAAGCGCGTCGCATATCTGATTAAATTCTTTAATATCTAGATTATCAAACGCCATTCCAACAACAACCCGAGTTCCGTATATCACAACAACCCCCATGAAAAGGCAATAAATTTTATACACGGGAGAGCCCATAATTTTGATACCTGTAAATGCCGGAACTACAAAGGCGTTCTTCACTATAGAGTAAGGAATTGTAATAGGCGACGTGGCAGTTTTAACTATGGCCGTTTTCCACCCCACCGCCATTTTATACTTCAGCCACGCCGGAACCTCTTTCCAAGAAACCTTGCTAAAATTTTTATTATATGCGTTTTGCCTGACCATATTTAACGTGTCTTTGGCATCCTTGGCGTTGAGTTTGAGTGCTTTGGCGATTTCAGCCACAGCTGCTTGTAGATTTGCGATATTCCCTCTAATATTAGCGGAAGTTTCTCGGAGACCGAGTGAAACTTGAGCCGCAGTTGCCGTCGCCAACTTGTCATAATTGGTCACTTGTGCTTGAGACGTCAGTACAGGCGCGTCGCGGAGAAGTTGGCGCGCCACGGGATTCGCGTTTTGTAATGCATTGCGTCTATTATTTCCCAAAAGACTAGCTCTATTCGTAATTCGCCTTGGGGGAGGCCCCCATGCGCGTCTCGGTCGCGCGGGGCCTGCTGAAGTTGGTCCTGAGAAAAGCTGGCGGCGCATGCGATTCTCATTCGTCTGCCGCTGTGACGCGTTATTGAAAGTCTGTTTCGCATTATAAAACACGTTATCGTTATTGCGCTCTGCGCTCATTTAGATTATTCTATATTTTTTTCGCTAATGAAAAAAATATAGATAAATATCACCAGAAAATGCAGGCTTATCGCAATGCCCAGACCTTGTACACGCAGCTCCGCCGCGTTGCGCGACTCATGGGCGTTTCAGCCCAAGTCGCCGTTTCACTTGTCATTGTCGATCTAGCCCGTCGCCACCCGGCTGAAGCAGCGGCATTGATAGCGTTGGCTTATGGTGCTGATTATACACTGAGCCGGGCAGGTAATGTTGTTCGGCGCCGGGCTAGTAGTGTCGCCCGTGGTGCTCGAACTATAGCCGGACGATCTATCCGTGGTGCGGCCTCGTCTATGCGTCGCAGCGTGCGCGCCAGCCCCCGTCGTGTAAACAATTAACGACGTCCGAAAGACTTGGCATACTTGCTGCGGATCCACATGGCGTCCTGCTTGTAGATGCGGGACGCGCGGGGCAGGGTCCGCTTGGTCAGGGTGCTGATGGCGACCAGACGGCGCATGACGGCCAGGGGTTTCTCACCCTTGCTGATGCCCATGCTGAGCGCCTTGTGGCGGTTGGTCTTCGCCTCGACTGGGTGGTAGCCGTACTTGGTCAGCATACCGCCCTTGAGCTTGCCGATAATCTTGGTGCTCTTGCCCGCGGCACCGACATCCTTGGCGGGAACGGCCGACACACGGCTCATACCCGCCTTACGGACGTAAGAGTAGGAGACGCGACCCTTGGTCGCCCGGACGCGAACAATGCGGCGGGTGGTTTTGCGGACGTGGCTGGAACGCAGGGCTGACTTCATTTACTAGGTGTCAAGAAAAATTGGTGGCGTGACCCTTCATAAACATCCGAAGTTTCCCGTCATTTGACGCACCGAAATCAAACACGTCAGAGTCGCCCAGGTCCAGGTCAAGGGTCGGTAGTTCATACACGGCTCTCAATTTCATAGTAGAATAGAGAATCCCTGTGGCGTAAGACTTGAGATCCGTGACGGGCGCGGGACGGGACCATCCGAGCTTCATCGCGAGCACGTCACTGCTCCTCCCTAAAAAAGGTCCGGAGGGCGTGGACTCGGCCGCACCTCCGTCGATATATGTCCACTCCCCGATTTTTACAGTTGAAAATAGAAAAGGAATTGCGATGGTCGCACTGACGGCGTCGAGCACACTCAATTTAGGAGTGGAATTAACAGAAAAATAATCAGTCTTCATCAAGTCCACACAGTAAGCACTAACGTGGAACTTGATGGGGTGCCACTCATACAACTCCTCGAACGTGACGTCGGGCCTACCCATGAATTTAATACACGCTTCGGACAGGACCTTTCGAATTTTGGTCGGAGATACGAGTCCATAATTCTTCATGAAGTTTTTCAAATTTGGTTTCATAATCTGTTTCACGGGCACGTCGAGAGCGTAGTCGAGAACCTTGGGGATGTCCCCTTTCGTCGCGAGAAACAGGAAGCCTAATAGGCCACCGGCTGACGCCCCCGAGATTTCTTCGAGGTCATCAAGCCGTCCTTCTTGTTTTAGTTTTGATAGAACTCCTAAATAAAGGAAGAAGCCCATGGCTCCTGGCCCGATGGATAGGCATCGGACCATTCTATGATTTTAGTTTAATAATACTGGGGAAACTGACCGCGCAGGAAGGCGAACAGCAGAGCGAACACCAGGGTGTGTGCGCCCACGGCCATCGGTGAGGACTGGCCGGAAAGGAACAGACCGGCGTTCTTGGGTGGGATGGTCAGCAGCAGACCTGGGGTCAGCAGCACGAACAGAACCGCTGGGACGAACAGGTCAGCCTTGGTCAGGCTGATCTTCAGCACAAACTTGGCAATCGCCCAGTAGACCAGGGACAGGACCAGCGCGTGGAACACGGCCTGGACCAGCAGACCGGCGCCGGATG